TTCTTCTGCGCCATTTGAACGAAAGTAATAAGAGAAAAACTGGCAATTGTTGTAGGTAGTAATTTTGAAAAGTGGTGTGTATTGGATCCCGCCACCACAACGGGACTGTACATCATGTGGTACACTCACAGGCGTGTGAGCGCGGAGCCGTGCAGTCTCTCGGCATTTTGTTTAGCAAGCTAATGGGAACACATGCGCCAGTTCCCATTCGCCCCCCCGAAGGGCCGGAAGTATTAAGCCCGGAGGCACCGGTTTGGTCCATTAATCCACACAACCCAATTCGCGTTTGTTATCCCGGGACGCGCCGGTCGGTTGTTAACCCAGACCATCCTGGGGGAAAACTAGCACGAGAGGTAGTCCACCTCCCATGTAGGATACACATCACCCACATCGCGGGGATGAGTGTATGTTGGAGTGACATTGTCGTAGTGTTTCTCAAGTTGGATTTGCATGTCGGGGGGAATGCCAAAGGCGCGCCAAAAAGAAAACCGGGCGTCATCGGTCACCGGGAGGTTGCGTCGCCGCATACCCCTCGACTGCCAATACAACCCGCCGTCTTCTTGGGTGACCGCCTTGGCCGCCACTCCCCCTCCTGCACGTACGAAGGACCGATAGAAGCTATCGTAGATGGGAATACCACCGGCAAGAGACGTGCCGGACATCCCCACCCCCTTGATCCACTTTTGAAATCCCTTGGCGGAGTGCCAAGGTTTCAGCGACACACAGTCTTTGGCTAGTGCTGTACGGGGGTCGCGGACCATGGTCCACGACCGACCGTCCCACACCGGCTGAGACTGACAGAACACAACCTCCTCAAGGTTGTACACCGGGTCCTCCACCACCATTGTGAAGCCCATGTCCCTGAACCACTCTTTGAGACCATCCGAGAATAAGGCCAACTTGGTCTTGTTGATAAACAAGACACAGTCATCACCGTTGTTCGCAAGCCTGAACGGTATTCCCTTTTCCTCACAGTAAGCGATGCACATCTCCGAGGCTAGAATGCAGTTGCCAAGTCCGGTGTTAATGACACCCGAGAGCCGAGTGCCACTCACCTCATACTTGACAAATCCCTCCTTGGTTCTACCAAACGCCTTAGTCTTGGTCTGCCATCCAAGAAGCATCCGTAGGCGTTTCCTGTCAAGCGGCGACCGCAACAAGGGTGGATAATGCGAGTGCTCGAACTCAAGCGCCTGCACCCCCACATGTTGGTCGAATCGTGATGCATCCAAGCCCACGGCAACGCAACCTCCGGTCCCCCCCATGTCCTCCCAATGCTGTGCTAGACACGCGCCGACCTGTGATGCGTTCTTCCCCTTCATCACCACGGTGTGTCCAGCAACGTCAGCAATCGCCTGAAGAATCGGGTGTTCCATAGGCTTCACGAACCTACCCGTCTCCAAATTCGCTTCTGGAGTCATTGGCGAAACGATCCTAGCGACCGCGTTAGGCTTAAGTGTGCGCTCGGTCTTCGTGAAAATAGTAACCTGAGCATCGGCACGAGAGACATCCCTGCTCCGTAGGTTCTCAAGTGCGTTCTGGTACACCACCCTCTTTTTGCCCGTGTACTGAAGAGGATACTCCTCTGGTTCCAACGGGGAAACGTATGGGCACTGTGCCAAAACTCTCCTTCTCACACCAGCCAATCTGGAGAGGAAAATGCCGTCAACAGCCTGAGGTGGCCTGACGAACTCGCCGTGCTCATTCTTGACGAAGAACACGCGTTCCTTAACACCAGTAACGAGGTTTTGTAAAGATGAATTAAATGCGTAGATTTGGCGCGGCGGGGACATCTTTTGCCCCACCAGGTACGTGCGCCTTACGCTTGCCTTGGCACCCAAAATTCGTCGTACAGCCAAACTGGGAGGTGCGGGTGCCGTTGACTCATGGCCGTCCCTCCCCTGTACACTCACTGGGCACCACTAATCACTACTTTCGTAGTGTCCCCGACGGGCACCGAACCAGCTGGTCCAGTACGCCGTCTCCGCTTTCCTGTACCTCCGTCGTGTGGCAGGCGCGTTGTCCACCTTGATGGCCATAACGTCCGCCTCAGTCGGGACGAAAGCGAACCGGGTGGCGAGGGGCAACACCTTAGCGATGTCAACCCTTCTTACCTTGTCCTGCTCCATGGCCTTGCGAATCCAGGCCGAAACAACCATCTCGTTGGCCCTAGTGAACTTCGGGCTATGGAACTGGGCGTGTGCCAAGAGCGAATACCCTGCCCACCAATGCTCATTGCTGTGCCTTGGTTTGCGGGTCTTCACCCCTTCCTCGCCCATTTCCGAGATGACGAGAGCATTCTCAGGATCACCATCCCGCGGGTCATCATACTCCTGGAGCATGTGTTTGACCTTCAGTTGTTCCTCTGGGTGGATATACCCATTAAACAACATCTTGAAAGCCATCCACATACCGACGCGCACTTTGGTGTGCCGCTTAACAGGGATGATGTGCGCACTCTCCTTCCCAAAAACATTGCTATACTCAAACTGTTCGCGGTTATAAACTCTTGGAGGGGCAGAGGATGGTCGTGAAACGCGAGCAATAAGAGACGGGGTTCTATATGTTGTAGCCATGATTGTGAAAAGGTGAATACGGTGGGAACTACTCCCAAGTAGCGTATGACTTTGATTTGACGAGGTATCTATGCTATCTCTCGTTCCGCCCACAGCCCGGCGGAAGGGCGACATATACCTACCTATGACGGTAACCAGTGGGTTTGCTATGTGCCGACATTGCCGGCACTACGAGATAAGCGTCCCGGGAACTGTTCTCTTAACGATCGCCTATTCCAAAGCGGCTGCTATAATCAACTGGCAGCACAGGCCTTTGTGGTGGTAACCACCTAGGACAGTTCGGTCTGCCCTGACTATGCCTACAGTTCGGCACACGGTAGTCAACCGGTCACATCAACCTTACCAAGTGACGGGTGAAGTGCTTAACGCTGCACGCGAGTGCGGATCCGCAGTCCTTGGGAGATATTACCAGCGCGCTCCGAAGATACGCCTCCCCTTTCTGAGCCTTGCCCTGTTCGCTTCGGCCCGAAAATCCATG